GAAGCAAAAACGGTATCTACAAATAGCTGAGACGTAACAGCATCAAGATACGAATTAGAGGGAATGGTAACCTTCTTGTCGATAGGCGCATCAGTCGAAGGGACCTTTGCACCAAGGATCTTCACGCGAGCCTCACCCATCGCGCCATAAGTACTCAGTCGGCCACCTAAACGCAGGGTAGCTTTCTCAGTACCAAAGCGGACTTCGAGACCATCATCGTTGACCCAGATTTCTGTAGCAGCCATGTTATGTACCTCCCTTAAGCAACTTGATCGGTGTCAGAGAGAACACACACGAGGTTCTCCGGACGGAACAACTTCACACCGTAACGTGCAGAGATAACAAACTCATCACGCTGGTGATCTTTGTTGCGCTCGGACTCAACCTGTGGCAGCTGTCGCCAAGCACCAATAAAGGGCAAGACGTCAGACTCAGCAGAGAAGAACATGTTGGCTTTACCAGCCGCAGTTGTCACGCCACTAATGGTCTCATTAGCGTCGGCAAGATTATTCGATACATAGACATCGAAACCATACACATTCTTAACGAACCGCATACCCGTTGCGATACCCTCAGCAATCACACCTTCCCAATGAGGATTGTTCGAGATATTAGCTAGGTTAGTGATAGTATTCAGAGCATACTCAACGGAAGGATCAACAATAGCCACGAGGCTAGTGTCAGGAACATTAGCTTTCTTGAGCGCGTAACGGGCGCGAGCAAAATCCTCGACTTCCATTACCTCATTAGTGCCGCCCGCACAGTAACGGTGGTTAGCACCATTGATCGTGTTCAAATCAGAAGCAGTCTGTTCACTCTCTAGACCGAGCACGTCAGATTCAACCTGTTCCATGATCGCCCGTTCCTGCTTCGGAACAAACGAAGAAACCAGCTGATTCATGTAAAATGAATCCTGCTTGGCCTTATCGGTGATATAGATACCAGATGCCTTGTACTTGTTAATTGTCAGCTGGAATTCACCAGTATCCAGCGGAGCGTACGTGATGGCATCATCTTCGATATAGTCTTCAACTTGAGCCTGACCAATCGAAGGAATCGTGAACGTAGTCCCATCAGGAAATTCAGAGAGCCAATTGACGTACCCCGCTGCCATAAGCTGATCTTCTAAGACCATTTTCAGCTGGGACGACCAAACCTCCGTCCTGATCAGGAGTTCACTATTACCACTGTTCATTGCCATTTTACAATGGACTCCTTGTTAGAGTTAAGCGTAGAACTTCTCCTCTCCCATTTCCGTGCGATCTTTCATCAATCGCTGTTGAATCTCCGGTTTGAAGAACCCTCTTGGATTTGCTTTTCGTAACTCTTCGTACCATTTGAAGGTGCCTTCGTTGGGACTCGTAGACATGGGATTGGCACTTAGGGCCTCAGTATTTACACTACCTTGTCCTATACCCCCTTGTCCCTCTGGTGGCCGGTCTAGGCCAACCGTAGCGAGGAAGAGTTTAGGACTAGCGGCTGCAATACTCTGGAGGAAAGTCACGCCTACACCTAACTCTCCAGCCTTTGTCTGTAGCCATTCAGCCCTTTTGTCACCGAACCTGCCTTCCAAAGCCCGGTCAGCTTCTAAGACATTGTTCTGTTCAGCTTCAGCAGTCCTCGTTGTCGCGATGGTCTGCTTTACCAACTCTGTGATATCCTCTTCGGACATCTGCGGTGAAGGAGTGGTTACGCCCTCGTCTTGCTGAGTTGATCTTTGTTCTTGTTCTTGTAACAGTTTGTCAACTGTTTCTTCTGCGGTTACTCTGCGGTCCAGTTCGCTCCGCAAGCCTTTATTCTCGGATTGAAGTTGTTCTACGAATTGGTCGCTTTCGTATTTGCCTTTAGCTAGAGCTTCATCATCAACGAACTTCTTTCCGTCGCCTACCAACAGATCCCTAAAGCTAGGGTTGGTGGGCTCTTGAGCGGGGGTCTCTTCGCTCGGCTCTTGATTAGCATCGAATGCGGTTTGGTCTGCCATAATTAGGGTCCTTTGTCAATAGAATAATGATCTATTCTATACCACTAGTATATCATATCTGATCGCTTCTGTCAAGCAAATAATTGTCGTACTTTCTTCAGAGCACGATTCCAGCCGTTCTTATCAGCCTGTTTATGAGACCAACTAGGATTGTCATAGTCTTCAGGTTTGACTTCCTCATTGATCATATGGTTATCAATTAAGTCAAGAGCTCGATCAAAGACGCCACGAGAATTGCGTACGTAGGCTTCAAATTCTTCCTTCTCTTTCTTGTCCGATAGGTGCGCTGTCCACACCCCCGGCGGCTGCTTGGGTTGCTTCTGCTTCGGCATCGGTTACTCCAGTAGCTAGTTCATTTGTGAGTGCCTCAGTTTCCTGCAAGTCTCGCTGAGCAAAATTAGCAGCTTGCTGAGTTTCGTGGTTTTCTTCGACTCGCACGTTATCTTTAACGAGACCAAACCGTTCTAGATCGAGAGTCTCTTCGATTAAACGAGCAACCTTCTTACCGCTAATATGGGCTGTAACAGATGGGTCTTGCCCTAACGGAGAGTTAGCAAAGGCAAAAAGATTCTGAACTAAATTAGCCTTCTGCGCAAAATGACGAGCTCCCTGTGGGTAGATTCTACCTACACCACTAAGATCCTGTGGAGTAACTTCATTAAATAATAGTACTCCAGTTTCATCATTGATAGTACGTACGATATCCTTCTCGTTTATATTGCGTCGGCTGATCTCTAACATATCATTGAGTAGTTCTTCAAGAAACATATCCTCAAAGAAAGAAATCTTATTTTGGAAGATACGTCCTGATGCATTATCGAGTAACTGAACTTCACCAAGAGTTTTCTCTCCAGGGGTTCGAATACCCATAGCTGTCTTAGGAGCACCCGCCATATCTTCCATACGTGCTTCAAGTCTATCTATTTGGGTATCAGCATTAAGAGCAGTTACGTCTGGACGCATGTGTTCTACGTTACCATCATCTCCAAGATAGATACGTTCTCCAGGTTGATAGGTCCAATCCTCAACAAACCCTTGAACCTTTGTGATGGGATGAGCGATCTGGTCAAAGACATCTGCTTTGAGATTCTCTAGGTGATCTATTCGATACTGAAGTCCCACGAGATTATCGAGAGGTCCCATTGCATATAGATTATCAGGACGAAGACGCCAACCAACATGACGGATAGATCCAGCAGGACGCCACGAAGGATTCTTCTGTATCCGTACAATATGGAGACGATCAACTACGGTAATGATATGATCTTTGAGGAACTCTTTCGTATGTTGATTATAGAGGTCACCTCTGAATTCCAATAGCTCAACAAAGCCTGACTCGTAGTAGTGGTGAATAGAACCAAAACCATCAATGATAAAACCGTCCGTCTTATTCATATCTGCTGGTGAGATAGATTGGAGCTTCTCTCGATTCTGAACTACGAGATCAAAGATGTCCTCTTTCCAACCATCTTCGGGATGGTCATCGATGTCTGCCTTAAGTTCTCCGAGCGTCTGGACCGAGCGGATGATCTTAGGAGTAGAGCCAAAATCATCAGCCGTAGGGTTGAAGACGATATCATACGGGGATATACGTATTGCCTTAGGGCCGACATAGCCCGGAATTTCTTCTCCGTTATCGTCCGTGCGCGTTTCATTTACATACTCTACGGTACCGAATACATTACCAAAGTCAATGTAGTCATAAACCATCTTAGAGATTGTAGCGCGAAAGTGAGAGACACGAGTCTTATTCTTCATGTAAGACTCAATCATAGAACGCTTCTCTCCTTCGGCTGACTCTCTATCTTCAGCTTGCCAATTCAGCCAATCATCATGAGGAAAAAGGGCAGCCATATAATTAGCATGAAGATTGTCCCTAATTTGACAGAGCTTAGGGGTCGTCGTGGAGTTCTTCCAAGGTAAGTTCGCATTGGTAGTTTTTCGCGTATCTGTTTGGAAGACGTAGTTCCGTAACTCTCTCTTCTCATTTAACCAAGGCCTCCTATGTGCTTCCCATGACAAATACTTCTCAGCGATTCCTTTAGCCATCGGATCGATACCAGCAATTACTTCGTCTAGTTCTAATACACGGCCCGCCATTACATTGCTCCTTGGGTATAGGCAACCCCGCCAAAGCGGGAGTTAAATTCAACTACGTTATCATTCGTGGTACGAGAGCCACGAGCAGGGGGAATAGCAATCTCGATTGCATCCGCTACAGCATTCTTGACATCATCGTGAGGCGGATGCTCGAGAATCAATTCATCCTCTAGAGTCTGACAATGGCCCCCTCTATAGTGCCAAACACTAAGATTATCATACCGGGGTTCAAGAATAGCTTTTAGCCGCTCTTCCTTGGAACCTAGAGCTCTCGTAGGAGAGTGTTCCTGAACCGAAAGAGACAGACCATTCGGTGTGATATAGCTATTCTTTAGTTCCTTCACGATAGCCTTTTGTGCTGCTGTACACTCTGCTCGCATCTTACGGAAGTCCCACTTAATATGCATTCTGAGAATAGCATCATAATAATCTTTAATCTTAGCATCTGTTTTAAATCGATCAATATCAAGGACAAAGATTTGACCCATAGACGATATTCCGATAACAGCGATTGCCGTATAATCCGCGCGCTTTGTAAGGCTAAACGCAAAGTCAATCGCAGCAAAAACATTTATTCGGTCCCCCTTATAAAACCATTTTCCGTTAGATTGAGAAAGATACTTAGGATCGTAATATTGGAAGAGTGCGGCTGATATTCCAGTTCCATCTTGCGAATTTGGGTTGTTGTAGTATTGCGCGCGGAACTGAGTACGGTTAAGGTACTTGGCACGTTTCTTTGCAAGGATCTTACGATCAAAGCCGAACCATTTCCCGTCATTACGCTGCTGACGGGACCAGAGGAATTGTCCTGTCCCATCGCCTTCGTCTTCAACCTCCCGCTCGAATTTTTCATAGACGGGCTCAAAGTCGATGATGTCGCCATCATCGTTGTATTCTTCTTCCTCCATCTCTATCAAGTCATTATATAAATCCTTGGGATGATATCTCGTACCGATAACCCATTCTTGTGAGCCGCCGCTTTCAGAACCATCTCCAGTTCCTTCAATAGAAGATAGGAGAGAGTATTGATCTTTGACCTTTTCACGACCTTCTCCGGTATACGCATTCTCTTGGACAACCACATCGTCCAAAATTGCAACATCACAATGAAGGCCAGTAATACTCGTTGTGAGACCAGCAGTAAAAATAGAAGGATCACGTACACCTTCTTCAATCCGTTTTGGATGATCAACTGAGATTTCACTGTTCGTCCACTTCTCTCGTTTATCTACGCTCGGATTTATCATATCGGGCCAGTATCGGCCATAAATCTTAGAGACCAAAATGTCCTTAATAAACTTTAGCTGCTTCTCCGCTAGGTTAGCCGTGCTTGAAATATAGAGGATACGGTGTTCTGGATGCTTAGTGAGATGCCATGCAGCCCTGTACCCCATCAATCTTGACTTCTGGTGGTCACGAGGAAGGAGAGCTAACTGATGCGTCTTCCCGTCCTGTCTTGTCCACCAATCACAGAGCTCTACGTGTACCGAACCTAGAACGGTCTTAGGTGCGATCAGCTTTATAAAGGTAACTAGATCGGCTTCTGCTGCTTCACGTATCTCTACTATCCTTTCTTGTTTCGTACCCACTAGGCGATCCTTTCTAGATCCTCTGCGATAGACACATCAATCCCAGCTTGAATCTTGGCTTGGCGCTTGCGCTCTGCTTCGGTGGGACGTCCTCGGGTCTTGGGTTTCCACCCTGCATCACTGAGAAACTTGGCAGCATTATACTTACCCTTTCCCGTCTGAGCCTCTTTGATGATGATCTTGACAGCATCAGATCTCATCTTGATCTCAAGCTCTTCACGCCATTGATAGACGTACTCTTCCATCCAAGCGAGTTTGCTTAGAATGTCCCAGTGGTGCCATTCTCCGAAAGCGGCAATCGCGAATTCGTACTCTGTAGGATCGTTAGCCTTAAGGTACATCTGCTTTAGAGAAGGCAGATCACCTTTGGGATCTTCGTCTTTTAGAGTATAAAGAGGATCGAACTCGCCTTTGCCACTGTTCATCTCACGAAACAAAGACTGAGTTCGATACCTCCCTACTGAATCCTTAAAGCGCCTCTTGTACTCAGGGTGCTTAAGCGTCATGAATAAAGACACCCTGAAACTGGTTACCAGCGATGTGGTGAATCTCCAGTAACCGGATTGTCTTTCCGTCGTCAACCGCTTCTATAGCAGTCTCTAACGCAGCAGCAACTAATTCAAGAGTGCCTGTTTTGGTTACGACGTCTGTGACAGCAAAGTTTGCCATCTGTAGAAATCTCCTTATTTATCTTAGGTGGTTCAGCCGTCTTAGACCAATCTATACGGCTATAGCCTTCGATGTACTCGCTATTAGTAGGGCCAGTACGTAACTTATCCTCGTGACTACATCCGGGGATATTGTCAGCCATTTAAATTACATCCAGTGGTGCAAAAATAAAGCAACCATAAGTGCCCAAGGCATCCATTTATGCATATGATCCATCATTTCTTCTTACTCCCTTTTTTCTTTTTACGTTTACTTTTCGGCTTCGCCTTCTTTACGGGCTTGTCCCCGTAAGAACCTATTTTAACCATCTTACTTCTCCTAATTGGTGGAGCAGGAGGGAGTCGAACCCTCGTTCACTAGTCCTTGAGACATTATCGGCCTCGCAGAGCGTAGTGGCTAAACCGAACACTGCCCCTAGTTAGTTTGATACTTCTATTGTTCGTATATTAGGAAGCCAAGGTGGACGCCCGTTTGTTTGTTTAGGATGAGTCGCAGTATGATCTTCCATCTCTTTTTCATCAACACAGAAGCCCTTTACGCTCTTAAATGGCACATTATTTTGCTCCAAGAATACTATCATCTTCATTACTTCTATATTGACAACGGATTCACAGAAATGTCGTGGTTGTAAAATAAGAACATTATCAGGATTCATTCCCAGCATATCTTGATAACTGCCGTCCTTAAGTTCGATATGCATAAGTAATGCGACTCCATCAGTAAAGGTTAATTCTTCTTCTATAGACTTTTCCTTTTCTGGGGCTACTACGGTAGAAGGAGGTTCTGGTGCAACGGTAGGGACCTCTACTCCTACGCAACCGACTAAAAAGATTAACGCTGTCAAGGATGCGGCTAGTTTACCCGCCATCTAGTCCTCCTTTGACTATTTCTATTCTATACCACTAGTATATCATATTTGAGTCCTCGTGTCAAGACAAAATAGGGGTTGACGAAAAGAGAAATGTGTGCTACCCTATCAATATAGTATATACTGTAGTGACTCTACAGTGATCCAAAGAAGGTCTACAAGGAGTAGTATATAGTGTAGTAAGCAAGGGTGATAGTCTATAGTATCAACCCTGTTTTATAATGTACGGGCCACCCTGCCATCTTTTCTGCTAGTAATTTGGAAGGTGAGAGAAACAGAAGCGCGCACCCCTAACCCCCCCTCATAC